AGGGACACACTTGTAGTCATGTCCCTTAAGTTAAGAGTTGTTATAATAGTACTAACAATACCGTGCCATATGCGCTGAGCATGATAGTCCAGTAGAATATTCTGCAGAGTGGTCTCATAAGTTACTCCTTTCTTACAAGTCTAAGTCAGGATGTGCTAAATGACTTTCGTAGATCTGTTTAATTATCCTGCGATAGTCCTTAATGTCCAAGCCCATGATCCTAGTAACTATCCTAAGATAAGCGCTGATAGTGTGGTCGCTCTTCACAAGAATGGCTTCACGAAGTTCTTTTTCATATTCCATAATTTTTCCTCCTTTCATTTTGTTTCACGAGCCATCATTCATGGGTGCCTGAGGTGTTAATATGTTTATTCCATTGCCTTAAGACGTTCAATAGCCTCAAGACGTTCTTCCTTGCTTTTACCCTTGATTGCATTAACCAATTCATCCGTCGTCATGACCTTGGCAATCCTTATACCCTTAGGCACGGCTTTGAACGTGTAATTTCCATTCATTTCCTCAAACGCTTTGTTGCTCATTGCACGCATGTTAGATTGTTCCTTTATCCAGATTGCGTCAAATGCATATTCTTTAATTTGATCTTCCGTCAATCCGCTAAGATCGCATTTTACCAATAACGTGAATTTGTTTCCCGCTTCATTTGTTACGTTACGTTTTCTCATGATGTCCTCCATTTCATTCAGACACCCATAAAGAATGGCTCGTGCTTATTCAATTATCAAAGAGCATTTAATAATTCAACATGATTCATGTATTGTGTTTAATTTACATATCTAATAAAATCTCAATAGGAGATTCTTTTGGATCGTCTGAGACCTCATCCCAGACATACACATCGGAAACATTGTATGTATCGCCATCTATTATACAAATTATTTGTTTATTACCGTCTACGCCGTTTAACCTAGCCATCAATTCAGATTTTGTCATTATATCACCTTTCGTGTTATGTGATACATGAATCATATTCAATTATCAAAGAACATTAAACCATATTGTCAATTACATCATGACACATAATGACACATTTGTCAACCATTATTATTATCCTCAATCATATCAACATGTTGCGAGACCTCACAATTTGAGGGCGATCATCATGATGGGACTCCGAAGGGGGAAACATACGTGCGCGATATGAGAACTAAGGTAGTTACATTATGTCCAACTATTCTAATACCACAATATAATACATTGCCAAGGCTAATGTTGATGCCAAGGGCTAAAGCTGGGAGGAGAGGGAGATTGTTCTGTGGGGAATTATTCACCAAAGTTGAATAATACCACCATTTATTAGCTTGACTTCTAAGAAAAATGATGATATTATGAGTTAAGGAGATTGGAGAAGAATAATGCTACAACAACAAGCGTTAGGGATGAAGAAGTACTTTGATGGTGAGCGTGGGCCGGATCTGCGGACGAGACCTCCTGGGATGAGGAAGACGTTTGAGGTTGGCAAGATGTGGGAGGTTCACCAAGAAATAACTAGGCTTATTTTCCTTGGAATGAAGAATGAGGAAATAGCTGAGCGACTTAATATAAGTCCTGTTACTGTTTCCTACACTCGCAATTCTCGTGTGGTTCAGGATAAGCTTGAGTTGATGAAAGGTGCGAGGGACGCTGAGGTTGTAGATTTGGGAAAAGAGATTAGGATGAAGGCTCCTAAAGCTCTTAAGCTTCTTGAGGATATTGTTAATGGTGAAGAAGTTAATGGTCAACTTCCTGGCATAAATCTTCGTGCTAGGACAGCCGAGAACTGGATGGATCGTGCAGGTTATCCTGCTCAAAAAGCAGGTAGTGGGGTTCATCTTCATGCTCACTTTACTGTTAATGAGATTGATGAAATCAAGAAACGTGCGATGGAAAGTGGTATAGTAATAGATGTAGGAGAGTCTAACAATGAAGAAGATATGGGACTATCTGGAGCACTTCAGCCACAGGGAGAACTGGGGAGATCCTGATAAAGTAAGTGGGTTAATTCTCCTCCCTGTAAATGCGATAAGAGATTATTGCGGCTGGGAATTCTTTGTCCATGTTGCTTACGATCTAAGTGGGCACACAATTGATTCCTATCATTACAAAGGTCTTGCCATAGACGGTCATTTCGATCCTTTAATTCCTTTCGACATTCAAATAATTAAAGTTGAAGAAGCTCTTCGTGATCTTCAATTAGATGATTATATGGGAGTAGGGCTTTATCCTACGTGGGAAAATCTACGTACACACGAACCGCTTCCTGGATTTCATTTCGACGCTCGAGGGTTTAGAGCAAGATGGGGATGGATAGGTGAAGTAAAACCTGGTGGTAAAAAACAGTATTGTTCTTATCGAGAAGCAAAACTATTTGCGGAAAGTATGTAAGGTGAGAAGATGAGCTTTGATCCAATAACTGCAGGGCTTAATGTAGCTGGGAAGGTAATCGACAAGATCTTTCCTGATCCAGAGCAACGGGACAAGGCCAAGTTGGAAATGGCTAAGCTTCAACAAGAAGGTGGGTTTAAGGAAGTTGAAATCCAGATGAGTGCCATTCTTGCGGAAGCTAAGTCTAGCGATCCGTGGACTTCTCGAGCGCGTCCGTCGTTTCTTTATGTAATGTACTTGATGATTCTGTCAGCAATTCCTATGGGCATTCTCAGTGCTTTTAATCCTGAGTGTGCTACTCAAATTGCTAACGGAATGAAGGCGTGGTTAAGTAGTATCCCCGACGGGTTGTGGGCAACTTTTGCTATTGGTTATTCTGGTTATACAGTTGCGCGTAGTGCATGGGATAAGAAGAAAATCTAAAGGAGGATGAGATGGAGATAGTTAAAGAAGTAGGACATATCGCAGGAGGTTTTGAATCACTCGTTGTAGATAACACTGTAGGAGGTGTGGGCTTTACAGCTGCTGAAATCAGACCTACGTCAGGTGACTTTCTTGGAAAGGCTTGCCAAAAGGTTGTGATTACAGTTGAGAATCAAAGTATTCGTTATACTATTGATGGCACAGTTCCTATAACAAGCACAGCTTCAGCAACAACACATGGTCACTTAGTTGCCGCAGGTGGAACGATTTCTATTAATCATCCAAAAAGTATAAACAATTTTTTGGCTATTTCTATTGATGATACTGATGCTTGGTTGAGAACTACTTTTATGTTCTAATGGAGACTATTATGGATCTTGGAACTGGAATAGCGATTTTTAGTGGATGCTCTGTGGTTGTTGCAGGAATTATGAGATTTGTTCCTAAGAAAAACGGCAAAGGGATTTACATTACAACAAGAGAATTCGAGATCTGGCGAGAGGGTTTAGACCAACGATGGACTTCTCTTGAGGGATGGATAAGTAGTATTCAATCTGACGTGAAAGTCTTGACGGATAAAAGACGAACTGACTAATAAATGAGTACTGACTGTAAGAAACATAAAAACAAAGTAAAGACGCATCTTAAAAAGAAGCGTAAGAAATCTAATCGTCACAAGAAAAAACGTTGACTCTGTGGGGATAAATTCCCCAAAGGAGATTATGAAGGAAGATCCGTTTATTAAATCTATGATGGAGCAAGCTTTTCTTAGCACTCGCACGATGTGTAAGCTTTATTTTGAGAGTATTTTTAGTGCTCCTTTCTCAACTCTTCATGATCAGATTTTTGAGTTGATTGATTCTGGACAGAACAAGATAGCTATTGCTGCTCCGAGGGGAATTGGCAAAACTTCGATTGCACGGGCTACTGCTACGAAGGCTATTCTTTATCGTCTGAGTAATTTTATTGTCTACGTCTCTAATAGCGCCACGATGGCTGAGATGCAGACTGAGAACATCAAACGTGATTTGTTAACTAACACGATAGTTAAAAAGCTCTTTGGAAGTATAAAGTTAAGTGATGTAGAAGGTGCAGATGATACGTTTTCCAAGCTTGCGTGGGTAGCTTTTGGAAACACTTTCGTTCTTCCTCGTGGTTCTGGTCAGCAAGTTCGAGGTCTGAATTGGGCAAACTATAGACCTGATTTCGTTATAATTGATGACCTTGAAGATAAGGAAGAGGTTAAAAATGAGGAGATTAGGAAGAAACAAAGAGATTGGTTTTTTAGTGATCTTTTAAAAACTGAGGATAAGTATGGTAAGCCGACTACGTTTATCTATATCGACACGATTAAGCATGAAGATTCTCTCCTTGAATTATTAATGGAGTCTCCTGAGTGGGCATCTATTCGTTTAAGTATTTGCGATAGTAACTACAACACGATGGACGAAAACTATATGACCACTGAGGAGATCAAGGAGGAAGTTGAGGAGCATCGTGCTAAGGGTTTGATGGACCTATTTTACATGGAGCGGATGAATATTCCTATCTCCATTGAAGATGCAGTTTTTAAAGAAGAATATTTTAAGTACTTCGAAGATCAGGGTGATACTCTTGTCATTTATAAGACTGATGAGAAAGGAAATTCGATTAAGGAAGAGATTCCTACTTCTCGTCTTCTTCATGTTGTAGTTTGTGATCCTGCGAAAACTGTTCAACTTCATTCTGCTGAGAGTGCTGTCGTAACTATTGCAGTTGATCGAGAGAGTCATAAAATTTTTGTGAGGGAAATCTTTAATGAGAAGGTTCGGCCTGACGCGCTCTATGACGCAATGTTTGATCAAGTTCTTCGTTTCAAGGCCAGGATACTTGGTGTTGAGGTTACTTCTCTCCATCAGTTCATCAGTCAGCCGATTGAGAATGAGATGAGGGTGAGAGGAATTTATCCTACTTATCTTGAACTAAAGGCCGTAGGAAAGAAACCAGATCGTGTGGCGACACTTTCACCACTTTACAAACTTGGTTACATCTATCACAATAAGACTAACTGTGGTCCTTTGGAAGCCCAGCTTCGTTGGTTTCCTCGTTCTAAGTACTGGGACGTTATGGACGCATTTGCTTATATAACAAAGATAATGGATGAGTTAGCTTACTACTTTGATCCTGAAGATTTTGGTGATGATGCAGAGGCAGAGTATGATGAGCTTGTTTATGAAGAACCAGTTGAGAGTTGGAGAACAGTCTGATGGCTGAAAAGAAAGTTTACATGGGTTCAGTAGGACCTGCTATCTATGACGACGATAATCTCATCGCAGATGAAGATGGAGATTTTGATGGAGTTTATGAGCACGCTCTTATAACTGACCATCAGTTGATTGTTACTGAGGCTCCGTCACTAGACGACCATGTGGCACGTTATAGTGACATTCAGGGAAAGATTCTCGATCCTGTGGCCGTTACTGACATCGACGATCCTTCGACCGAACTAAATGCACTTACTGGAGCAGCTGGGGTTTTACTACTTGTCTATGAAGTAAGCGCAAACGTTGATGAG